CAATCCATTTACAACGACACCGCCATTGATGTTATCGACATTCCTATCGTACTGTTTCAGTCCTTTGTTGATGTTGTCCTGAGTGACAAGTCCCTGAGATACGAGACCTGTCTCATCGCATGGCTGAGTTCCTAAATCAAAAACTGTAAGGAATACAAATGGAATCTTAGGGCGTGGGAAGTGGTTATGTCCCGGTACTTCCTGCATCGTAGGCTGACCCATAGCGTCTACCGTCCGCTGTTGCTTTGGATAATTAAAGTTAGGGTTCTTTGACTTATGTAAAATGATATCGCCTAGCTTGTAGAATACATACTCGTCAGTCCAGCATTGCTTATAGCCCATGAGTGAGCCGAGCTTGCCTTGTGCTTCCTTTTCAATCTTATCTTTATGTTCAGGGAAACGAGTAATAAGATTACGAGCAGTATCGTAGAGTTTAAGATTCAAGAACTCACCAACATATTCTCCGTCTTCAATGTAACCGTTAGGGTCAAGCTCTAGGTCTTTAGGATTGATAGCTTTAACAATGATTTCATTATCCTCGCCGTTGTAACCAATCTGCCATACACCTAAGAAGCGTAGACTCCAATGACGAACACCTTTCTTCAACTTAGTTTTTAGATGATTGTACTGTGCAAGATATTCAAGAGCCATGTGAATCTTGTCAGCAACCTCTTTCATTTCAGGAGAATTGTCACAGCCAACAATAGGTTCAGGGTTCTGTTGAGTGGCTTGTGGAATCATTGTCTCAACCGCTTCAAAGATTATGTTATCTGTGAGAGGTCGTTTGCCATTCTCGTATTCACTATCAGGAAATTGCTTGCCAATCCAATAACGCTGATTGATGTCTCCAGCTTCATGTATTTGTTTCTTGGTAGTTGATCCGTCATAAAGTAATCTCCATGATTTTTCAAGTTCAATCAAATCCCTATCATCCATGTCCAAAGTTAATTCACCGAGACTCTCAACTAATCCTTCCTGTTTTTCTCCGTCAGCATTTTTACCCTTCGCTTTATTATAGTTTGCGAATAGTGAGTAAAATCCACTTGTGAGTATGCCTGCCATTTTTATATTTTGTTTATTTAAATACTAAAAGAGCGCCCAGAAAAAATCTGATGCGCTCCCATTGCGTTGGTTAAGCGTTTACGATGTAATTATATTCCTACTATCCTAGAGTGTCAAACAAGTCAAGGGTGTGTATAACTATAACGCAAAAATTCCCAGAGAGGGGAATGATTGCGATTATTAGCTTTGATCATATTCCCATGAATTTTGTAAAGAACATCTACCTAAATTATACCACACTAAAACTTATTTGACTTAGGTGAATATGTGTATAAGTGCCTGTCCACAGATAGTATATCCCCCTCTTTGGAGAAGTTAATCGTTGAAGAACCACGCTTGATGTCCAATGCACCAGAGCTTATTAAAAAGGTTATTTTATCGTAATACTGCATAAAGAGCTTAAATGCTTCTGCATCTTGATTTGAAAGTGTGATAATCGCTGTCATAAATTATGTATAGCGCCAGTCCGATTCCTTTGGAGAAACTTCTGGCATTATTAATTGTATCCCATCTGTCGTATTGTTGTGATATCGATAAGGTGCTTCGGGTATAACTGATTTCCTTTCACTACCCCCAACGAACTGACTCTCATTCTCTGCGAATCTATCATAGGCTACTCGATAGTATACCATAGCAATAGCCCAGTCATTGCGGTCTGAACGCTCCCAGACATAGACAAGATTGCCCATTCTGTCCTCATCAACAATACGATACATATGAGACCAATGAAGCCACATATTCCACCATTTCTCTAAGTTACCCATAAGGAGAATACGCTTGTCGTTCATCTCGTCTACTGTCTGCTGAATAATACGATTACGGTCTACAAGCACTCTGCCGTATTCTTCGCCGTCTCCCCACTTGATAAGATTCATGGACTTTTTATCTTGCACGAATGAACATAAAAATACTTTACCTTTGTTATCATCTGCGAACTTACGGACTCCAATGATATCTCCGCCTTGGTCAATAACCATTATCCAGTCGTTATGCTTATCACATTCACGCTGTAGCTCCTCATAAGTATCACATTCGCCCATATCTATGAGCCCGTTCATATCACCATAACACCAACGAATCTTTATACCTGTATCAACTCCAAATAATACACGACCCTTACGTTGTTTCTCCTCTGTCAAAATACCTTTAATTGTTTCAAGCGTAACCTTTGACTTGTTATCAGCATAAGGCAAAGCGAGTACGAAGTTATGGAAGTATTGAGCTTCCTTCTCTTTAAAGTCTTTAATGATTTTACTAGCAGGAATCCATGCACAGATAAGCTGTGGAATATGATAGCCACTAAACTCCGCTTCTGGGTTCTTCTTTCTCCAATGTCCCTCACGTCTATCTTGGTCAGTAATCTCATTCTGACAAAATTTGCATTGATAACATTGTCTTTGCTGATCAACTGAGTATGGCCACTCCATGAACTGCCATTCTTTACAAGCTGAACATAAAATAAACCATTCTTTCATATCGGATTTAGCCCAATATTGGTCTATACCGTTTCCAACCACACTAGGATGAGAGAAGTACCAACGCCAACCACCTGCTTCTGCTTGCTGGCGTGTTTCGTATTGGATAATAACCTCTGGATTAGAAGCGTCTATTTCGTCATGCACGTTTAACTGTGAGGAGAACATGGTAGCAGACTTGGTTGTGAATGTACCACGCCAACGAATCATACTATCGCCTATCTTCTTCTGTTCAATTGTGTCATGGTCTTTAGTCCAATTTTGGAATACTTTGTTTTGAGCAATAATACGGTTAATCTTATCGCCCACCATATCAAAGACATCGGACATAGTAGGCAATGTGTAGATGATGTCCTTCTTCAAGAAGCGAGCTACCCATAGAATCTTGATAGTAAACATAACCGTAGCGCCTATCTGGGGAGCTTTCAGGATAGCTTGATATGGACTCATGTCCTCTAGAATATCTTTCAGAAACGGTCTATCACGAAATGATAAAGACAAACCACGCTCACTTTTGATATCCTGTCCCTTAATAAAAAGATACGGATTTACCGCTTCAAGCTCTTCTGGTTTTATATCAAGAGGTTTTTGCTTTAGCATGTTTTATCTTGTTAGCTCGTGTTCTTTTGATATTTCTCTCTTTCTTACAAGGAAAGCAACAAGCTGGAACTTTATTCTTTCGTTCAACGATATCTCCACAATGTTGACAAGGTACTTTAATCATTTTATTTCATCAGCAATTAACTTAGAAGCTATCTCTTTGGCGAGTATAGTCATCTTCTCTCGGTTTTCAGTGTTTACTTCTACATTTACATTCAAAGACTTTTCAGGAGCATACGCACCTTTCAATTTATAAGCCATTTCAAGTCCTTTAGATACTGCTTGCGTCTCTATTCCGTTATCAATCACTTCACCCTCGACAACGATGTTATCCCTCTTATTCAAAAGCTCTATATGCCTTTTGGTGATCAGTTCGTCAGGTATCATATCAGCCAACGACTTTGACACATTAGCAATTTCCTGTTGAATCTTAATTTTTCTTAATAGGTTATGTCCCGTAACAGCAGATACATTATCGTCTTTCTTTTTCAAAACCTTTTTAACAGCCTGAGTAGCATTACCACCATTGAGTACATACTCTTTAGCAAATGCTTTGTCTTTAGGCTTTAGTTTGGTCATTGTTTTTAATTGTCCACCCATTAGGAAACTGCTTATCTAGTCTATCAAGCATTTCACCATAAGTAATCATTTCTTGTTTTAGACTAAGTACAAATAACAATGCTTCATCAGTCATTCTGTGGATCAATTCGATAAAGGCTAATTCAGATTGTCGTATGTAGGTCATTTTGTTGTAAAGAATGTTGAATGTATGTGCTTGTATTTTGTATCACAACCTGTTTTAGAGCATTTCCAACCTTTAGGAGTGGGAATGTAAACTGTTGTCGTGGAATCATCTACGATAGAAGCTAGATCATTCATCATCTTCTGATTCTTTGTCTTTCTTCTTTTTTTTGTTTGGTTCGTATTTGCCATAGAGTTCTTCGTAGTTTTTGTTTGGTGTGCCGTCTTTGTTGAATGGTTGCTGGATATCGGCTTCGTAATACTTTGCTTCTAACTCTAGCCTTCTTAAGAATGTACCTGATAGATTTCTCATCTCACAATTATCACATACTCGCTTTCCGTCTTTATACCGTAGGACTGTTACTTGTTTTCCGCATTGACACTTTAGTTTTCGCATGAAGGTTAGGGTATTTATCTCTCTTACGTCTTGCGGAGTAACGACTATTCTCCTGACCATGCCAGCATTTACGGATTTGACCGACTGATACGATATAGGTTCTTCCGCAATGGCATTTTATTTCTTTGCGCACAAGAGCATGACTTCCTGAATAAAATCTATCTGTTCTCGTACCGCTTCTCCTAATATTTGTTTTATAATTACTCATCTGATTTTGGTGGGACTTTTACAACTGCAATAGTTCCCTTGTTTATCAAACGACCTTTAGCGAATGAGACTGCATTTTCAATCGAACAACGTGTAGCTTTTACTGGATCAATTATACCAGATTTTATCATATCAACATAGGTTTCATTTTCTGCATCAAAGCCTTTTCCTTTTGGCATATTGACTAGAATGTCTGCGTAATCAAGTCCAATGTTATCAATGATTCTCTTGAACGGAGATAGGATAGCTTTTTTCATAATTCTTTCACCGATATCCGTACTAGATAATTTCTGTGATACACGATAGAAAGCCATGCCACCACCTTCAACAATCCCTTCCTCTAAAGCGGATTTAACGGCATTTACAGCGTCTTCAACCTTGTCATAGAGTCCTTGTGTCTCTCCTTCAGTCTTTGAACCGACTGAAATGACGGCCACATTACCCTGCAAACGAGCTATACGCTTCTCTACCATGTCATAATCGTTATCATTGGTGATTGAGCCTAATTGCTGTTTTAGTTGCTTTACGGTTGATTTTACGTTTCCTGCGCCATTAAGAATGATAGTCTTACCACTTGTAGCAATAATCTTTTCAGCTTTACCGAGATTTTCAAGTGTAATTTCTTCTAGTTTATAACCTGCATCTTTTGAAATGAAAGTAGCACCAGTAACTAAAGCTACGTCTTCAAGGACTTCATTTTTCTGTGAAGCACACTTAATTACGAGGGTATTAAACATACCGACTTGCTTGTTATAGGCAAAAGTATTAAGTACGGCTGGGTCTATTTCAGTACAGAAAATAACAAGCTCTTTGATAGTAGCTGAGGCTTTTTCTAGGAATGGCATAAGTTCAGCGATTGTAGATAGTTTCTCGCCGATCACCAGTGTACGAACCCCTTTGAATTCTGCCTTATTACCCTTATTGCACATGAAAGGGTGAACATAGCCTTTTTCTACTTCATAGCCTTCAACGAGTTTAACTTCGGTACTAGGTAGTTTAGATTCTTCAACAGTAATCTTTCCGTCTTTGCCGACTGCTTCAAATGTATCGGTAATAATGTTAGCAATCTCTTCTGATTCAGATGAGACTAAGGCGACTTGATATATTTCTTTTGATGTTCGGATAGGCTTAGCTATCTTTCGCAATTCGTCAATGATTTTAACCTTAGCCTTTTCGATAGATTTGTTTATCTTCTTAGGGTTTTCGGAATACTTAAATGCTTCTGTTGGGATAGCATGGCATAGGCAAATTGTTGTAGTAGTAGCATCTCCTGCTTCTTCATTAGTTTTAGCCGCCGCCTCGCACATAAGGTTAAGTGTTTGACGTTCAGTATCGTCATTAACTTCAAGTGCTTTAGCAACACTAACTCCATCAGTAGTAACACGAGGGACTGAAAAAGCTCGGTCTAGTGTTACTGCTCCACCGCCCGGGCCGAGAGTACAGCAGACGTACTCCTCGACCAAGTCCATAACTCGTATGATTTTCTGGCGATCTTCTATTCCGTTAGAGAGTATTTTCATTTTGATATTGCAACTATTGACTTATAATTTACGAAGAAAAAA